AAATATGTCGTCGGGAACCTTTCAAGGCTTTGTCGAGGGCTGGACGTTTAGAGCTTCTTACAATCAGCTTGACATCACGTTGCTAATGTCGCCATTGGCCTATTCACTGCAAGCCATGCGATGGAACGATGTGCCAATAAACGAGCAGTGGAACACTGTGTCGCCGACTTTACAGTGGCAATATGCCACAATAGTCTCATAATGAAAGGGAAAATAAATGGCTAATCCAACAACAAACTATGGCTGGCCGATGCCTACAAGCACCGATCTAGTTACTGACCTTCCAGCTGATTTTGCTGCGTTTGGTCAGCCGGTAGATACATCTCTTAAAGCTCTCAATCCAGAAACAACTCTTGGAGATATTTCTTATAGATCTGCAACGTCAAACACAAACACTCGATTGGCCATTGGCACTACTGGACAAGTTTTAACTGTCGCTGGTGGTGTTCCATCTTGGGCTACTCCAGCGGGTGGCGGTGGAAAAGTTTTGCAGGTAGTGCAGGCTACTTACTCAACTTCAACGACAATAGCCAGCACTTCATATACAGATACAGGTTTGTCAGGAACGATTACACCTTCTTCAGCAACAAGCAAAGTTTTAGTAATGTTTACTCAACAGGCAAGAATTGCTAGAACAGGCGTAGATCAAGGAGGCGGTTACCAACTTCTTAGAGGAGCAACATCAATTCTCAATCTTGGAAATGGTGGTTATGAATCGCAAGGAATAGATACTGGTAATAGTTCTTCCGTGCAATTAAGAGCAATTATTTCAGGTGCTTATCTGGACAGTCCCGCAACGACATCCGCTACTACTTACAAGACACAATTTAAGGTTTACAGCACAGCTAGTTCTGGGCAGGCAACAATCAACGAAAACTCAGCCCCAGCCACATTACTACTTCTTGAAATAGGTGCATAATGAAAGGTTATTTAGCGGACGCAATCAAATCACTTCGACCAACGGCAGAGTTTTCATATACTGAAGAAGATTATTCGACAGTAAAGTGGGACGTTTTAGAAGGCAAAGCTCCAACACAGGCAGAAATTAACACTGCTATTGCAGCAATAAAAGCAGATGAATTAACGGCTAAGGCAAAGGCTGAAGCAGATAAAGCGGCAGCACAAAACAAACTTGCTGCACTTGGTTTAACTGCTGATGATTTGAAGGCACTTGGTCTCTGATGTATCCGGAAGGCACTGCTGCACGGATCATCGAAGTTGCACTAGCTGAAATCGGCACAGTTGAGACTGGCGAAAATCTCACCAAGTATGGCAAGTTCACAAAGGCCGATGGATTGCCGTGGTGTGGATCGTTCTGTAATTGGGTCTTTGACCAGTCAAAAGTAAAGATTCCGTCAATGGTTTCAACGGCTGCTGGTGCTCATAAGATGAAAGAGCTTGGGCGATGGATTGAAGATAAGCCGCAGCTTGGAGATTTATGCTTTATGGACTTTCCACACGATGGCATTGATCGAATCAGTCACATCGGCATTGTGGTCAAGCTAGGAAATACCAGCGTTCTCTGCATTGAGGGCAATACTTCCGGCACTGGTGATCAACGTAACGGCGGAATGGTGATGATTAAGCGCCGATACATAGGCAAGGAAATTGTTGGTTTCGCTAGGCCAAAGCTCGTACCTTATGCAGGAGAATATCCACTGGTTGAGCCACTCCCACAGGCAAAGCCGAAAAAGGAGAAGAAGAAATGAACGAATTAAAATCAGCAGGAGCATCATGGCTTCGAGCATCAATTGCAGCCGTAGCAGCTCTTTATATGTCTGGTATTACAGATCCAAAAATCTTGGTCAATGCTTTTGCGGCTGGACTTTTAGGGCCAGCAGCCAAGTTTTTAAATCCAAAGGATTCATCATACGGACTCGGCAAGAAATAAGTGTGGCGGTGGATAGGGCTAGGCTCGTTATTGCTGGCCTTATCTTCCTGCAATTTAGGCGACTCGGTTAGATATGAGTGCCAAGTCTATGAAAACTGGGAGAAATCACAATGCCAAAAGCCAGCGTGCATCGCTACTGGAACTTGCACTGAAGACATCATTGGATCATTCTATCCAGAGGCCGGCCAGACGCCGTAGTCCAGAAGACGTTCATGCGCAGCTTATTCTTATTATTGGATCGACACTAGCTGCCGTATTCTTAATTGTTACGCTAGGCATAACCTATGCGCTAATTTTTGTTACGCAGCCAATTGGTGGTCAAGCACCTAACGACGCAGCTTTTATTGATCTACTTAAAACGCTTGCCATATTTTTAACTGGCTCACTTGGCGGCGTCCTGGCAGGTAATGGACTTAAAGCGAAGCAAAAACAGAGCGAGGACACGCCGAAAAATACGCTTGATTCTTGACCATGTCAGACATAGATGTCACTCTGTATCTGGGAGCATTCGACAAGGCTCCCACGGGAGCAAAAAATGACATCAGGTGAAATCGGTTTATTCTTGTTTATGTGTTTGGCTTGTATTTTATGGTCGATTGTGAGCTACACACTGGGCTACAAAGAAGGCCACAAAGAGGGCTATCAACGCGGTCGAGCCGTAGGCCGTCACGCATCAGCTCAGGCGGTGTCTAAGTGAGTTTCTTAGATAACTACGAAGATGTAGCTGCACGCATTCAGCGATTCTGGGCTACACACAAAGACGGCAAGATCCACACGTCAATCATGGACATCAATCTTGAGAAGGGCTATGTGCTAGTCGAGTGCCGTGTTTATCGCCATTACGACGACCAAGAGCCAGCCGGCATTGACTACGCATTCGGCAACGTAAACACCTACAACGTTCAGATGAAGAAATGGTTTGTTGAGGACACAGTCACATCAGCGATTGGCCGTTGCGTCGGTCTGGTATTGGGAGCCGATAAGCGGCCAACAGTGCAGAATATGCAACAGGTAGAGCGCATCGATCCTAAGATTGTGCAGGATTCTGCCGTTGCCTATGACTACTGGAGCACAAAACACGGCGATGTCCCATCATTTAAGACACGCGAAGAAGCAGAAGAGGCAGGCATTCCGACGCTTGGAGTAGCTATTGACACAATCAAAGAGACATTAGGTGGCGTTCAAGTAGCTGCTGCTCCTCTGTGTTCTCATGGCCACATGATTTGGCGAGAAGGAACGGCTAAGACTGGAAAAGGCTGGGGCGGATATATGTGCTCTGAAAAGGTTAAGGCGAAGCAGTGTGCGCCAGCCTGGTACATGCTCGGATCTGATGGACAGTGGAGGCCACAGGTATGAGCCGCGTGACTGAGATGATTGACGTGGACACGATGATTGGTCGGACTTTGATTGATGGCAAAATAGTCGCAGAGTTTAAGTGTGAGACGTGTGATAAATGCCAGCGCATAGAAATCTTAGATCGTGCCGGTTATTTACGTGCCGTCGGAGGAGAGCCAATGTTGTGGTTCTGTAGCAAATGCAGAAAATGACAGTGACGGAGGCTGAAGAATGGGCTATCCATCGACGTGCCAGTGATGTCATATTTGCACAATCTGGATCACTGGGTCACGGCATTCAATACAACGTCAAGTTAAACAATCATGAGAAATGCGTGGAGTATGCCGAATCACTAGCTGCTGAAATGGTGGTCGCCAGATACTTTGGCCTTGATTACGACATCAGCGATAACAAAGGCAAGAGACGGGCGGATGTAGGGCAAGGGCTAGAAGTGCGCTGGACTACTTACACTGGAGGCAATCTGATTGTGTATCCATACGATCGTGATGATGATGTGGCCGTTTTAGTGGTAGGCAAGTCGCCGGTCTATTACATCGTAGGCTGGCTTCCAGTAGCCTTCGCTAAACGTAAGCGATTTAAGAATCCACGTCAGGACTCTTGGTGGGTCGATCAAGGCAATCTGAATCCAATCGACACATTGGTAAGGAGCGGATATGCCACTGCTGCGATTTGATTGCTCAATATGCAAGAAGCTCTATGGTGATGGGCGTAAAGAGCACCTAATCACAAAGGGAGCCGAATTGACGATGCACGAATGGTTCGCTCAATGCTCTGGTTGCGGAACATTCTCAGTCAAGCTAGTCGATGATTCATTGGTAAGTGATTTATGAGCATTGTCAAAATGAGTTATCAATGTCAATGTGGCGCAATCATTAAAATTGAGAATCGTGGAATTATGGACGGATCCTTTGCACTGC